CCATTCCCGGGGCTAAAACGCGCTGCAGCGACTGTTGGTTCTGGTCACCCAGGCGGGCCGGCGACAAAAGGGCGATCTGCGGCAAGGCTGTCTCGATGACGCCGTGGCAAAGGCCGCGAGCCATTCCCGCTTATGCCACGATTTGTCAGTACTTTACCAAGACTGCGCCAGAGATTTGACCTCAACGGGAAACACGCGATAAATCCGCGCCGGGGGATGGGGCCGGCGCGTGCTACTCGACCATCATTCCGACAAGTGGACGCCCTTACCCAACGGATGTTGGATTTGGACAGCGGCGATCAACAACGCTCGTCGTCCGATGGTTGGCGTTGGGCCTCATGGGGTTAAGCTCGTTTCTCGCGTCGTTTGCGAGGAAGCTCACGGACCTCCGCCTTCACCGAAGCATCAAGCCGCGCATGCAACGTTGAGTGGTTGCTTTGGCGATCTGTGCGTCGCGCCGCATCATCTTCGCTGGGCGACGAATCGGGAGAACCAGGCGGACATTCCGGCGGCAAAACGCTCGGAACGATCGCGCCAAGGAAACCTGAGCAAGACGCCTGAAAGCCGCACCCGAATGCGGAAAGAGCGGCATGAAGCTTTGCTTGCTGGTGAGGCTGTTTATTATCCAAGCAAGCCGTGTAAGCGAGGCCACATGGGGCCGAATCGCCTAAAGGGCGATTGCATTCAGTGCGTGAATATCAGAAACGCCTCTAGAGATAGGAGGTAAAAATAGAAAGGATCTTTGCGAGCTTTAAAGACTCCTCGAGCTTAAACACGGGTTCGTATGATCCTGGCGATCCCGAAAGCTACGAGCAATTCCTCAATGCGATGATCAAAGACGCCCGCGATTACGAGGGCATGGTTCTCGCGGCGAATCGGGATTACGCGCAGAAATATTATTACGGTTTACTGCCGACGCTCTATCCGGACGACAATCCGTGGTCCGACACGACCATTGTCCAAGATCCCAACGCGACCTACGACCAGTTCAACAAAGATCAGGAGGACGCAGCAAACCGTTCGAGCTTTGTCTCGACCGACGTTCGCGATGCGATCATGCTGATGCTGCCGAGCCTGATCAGGCTATTTGGTGCGAATGAGAGCCCGATCGAGTTGGTGCCGCGCTCTGCAGCCGAGAGCGACATGGCGAGCCAGGCGACGAATTATGTAAACTATACTTTCTGGAACGATAATCCAGGCTTTTTAATACTTTACGGTGCCTTCAAAGACGCAATGACGGTAAAAACCGGTTTTGTTAAGTGGTGGACCGACGATCGCAAGGAGATGCGCCGGAAGACCTTCATGGGCATTACAGCCCAGCAAATTCAACAGCTTCTGATCGAAGACCCAACCGCTAAGTTGATCGAGGTGGGCAATCCGACGCCAGGCGTCGCGCCTCCGCCGCCGCTCGGCGCGGCTCCGATGCCGCCAGCTGCGCCGCCGCCTCCACCAGGTCCGCCGGGAATGGCTCCAGGCGGCCCACAGATGGCTCAGGGCGGGCCTGGGCCAATTCCGGGTCCTCCACAGCCTCCTGGCGTTCCCCCGCCTCCAGGGGCCGTTTCTGGCCCGCCTGGAGGCCAGCCGCCCCTGCCGCCTGGCCTCGCCGGCGCGATCGCGCCGCCGGCCTTCGACCATGTGGTGATCGAATACCAGGTGGCGAAACCGATTATCCGCATCACCGGCGTGCCTCCGGAGGAGATGCGGCTCGATCGTTATGCGCGAACTTTTCGGGAAAGCCGGATCGTCGGGCATGAACGCGTCGCGCCGATCGATGAGCTCACCGCGATGGGCTACCAACGCGAAATGCTTCTCGACTACGTGCAATCGCAGTCGATCGCGGAGTTCACGACCGAGCCGCAATTGCGCAATCCTGGCCGGATCATGTCGACCCGGGTTGGCGACGGGGTGATGTACGGCGAGTGGTACATCCGCGCCGATCACGACGGCGACGGCTTTCCGGAGCTCCGCCACGTCATCACGATGGGCGAGAACGCCACGCTGATCTCGGACGAGCCAGCGAACCGGATCAAGTTCGCCCTGTTTTCCGTAGACCCGATTAGCCACACGATCGTCGGGGATTCCATCGCGGATCTGACGATGGACATTCAGCGGATCAAAACCAACCTCTCGCGCGCCATTCTCGACTCGGCCGCCGAGAGCATCAACCCGAAAACCGTCATCAACGAGCTCACGACCAACGTCGACGACGCTTTGAACGACGACTTAGGCGCGGTCATTCGGACGCGTGGGGATCCCAACGCCGCGGTCGCTTTCAACAACATCCCGTTTCTTGGTCAGGCGGCGATGCCAATCATCGAATACCTGAACGACGTGCTCCAGCGTCGTACTGGGTTGTCCGATGCGGCAAAGGGCCTCGACCCGAAAGCACTTCAATCGTCCACGATGGTCGGCGTTGAAGCGATAATCAATGGGCAGCAAGAGCGCACTGAGCTTGTCGCGCGCGTACTCGCTGAGACGGGTTTCAAGGATTTGTTCAGCGGCTTGTTTAACGAGGTCTGTGAGAATCCCTCGCAGCAACGGACTCTGAAGGTCAACGGCAACTGGGTAGATTACGACACCTCGACGTTCGACGCCTCGATGGGGGTGGAAGTCAACCCAACCCTCGGCAAAGGTTCTGACACCGTCAGACTGATGACATTGCAACAGATCAAGACAGATCAGCAAACGATCGTAGCGCAAATGGGCCTCAACAACCCTGTTTGTGGCCTACAAGAGATGATGAATACGCAAACTGACATGTTGGCAATCGCCAACATTAAAAATGTGAACAGATATTTCAAGATGCCCAATCCGGTGCAGCTGCAAGCGATGCTCAGCGCGCCGAAAGAGCCCGACGCGATGACCTTGGCGGCCCAAGCCCAGTACCAAAAGGTGAAAGCCGACGCCGCGGAAGCCTTGGGCAATCAAAACCTCAAGAAAGCGCAGCAAGACCAAGACAATGCGCTCGCACAAGCGCAATTGCGCGAAAAGACACTCTACGACCAGGCGAAGATTCAACTCGAGGCTGACGCGCTGCATGCTCAGCATGTCCAGGCGCTCGGCAAGATGGCGAGCGACATGTTCAAGACCGCGCACGACGGCGCGATCGACGTGCATCAGACGCACGTTCAGGCGGCCAGTGACCAGGCGGTCGCGGACACCCAGGCCGAAGCGGCCGCACAGCAACCGCAGGGAGGCGGAGCGTGAACGACAAGCGGGATTTTACTTTTGGTGAGCGTGCAGTTGGAATTACGTTTAATCCGAGCGCGTCTGGCGAGGTTGACGTGCTTAAAACGCGTGCCGGGAACTTTATCGACGCGTGCAATGATTTGCGCGAGGCGGCGACGAACCCCGAAGTCAAGCGCATGTACTCGATCGCGATCACCGAAGCGCAGACGGCGCAGATGTGGGCGGTGAAGGCGGCGACGTGGCGATGACCGGCTTGCCGAACATCGATCCGACACAGACCGACACGCGGGCGAACGACACGCAAGCGAAGCGCGAGCTTTTCCTCGAGGCGAACGATCTCCTCAACGAAAAAGGCGTCTTCATGCTCGCGGTTCGAGCGCTTCGCATTCGTTGGTATGGCGAATGGCTGGACGCGACCGAGCGCGACAAGGAACGCGATCTGAAGGCCAAGTTGAAGGTGCTCGACGCGGTGCCGGCGGAAATTAAACGCTTCGTGAGCGATTACAGCATGGCGTTGGATAGACAGGCGAAGAATGCCCGAAGGCCTTGATAGCGCCGCGCAAGCGTTCGAGCGCGCGATCGATCCGGCTCAGACGCAGAGCGAGGGAACGCCGCGCGCGCCCGCGCCGCGGGATACGAGCGGCCGTTTCGCCCAGGTCGCGGAGAAGCCCGAACCATTTCTCGAGATCCGGACGATCGAAGGCGATCCGGAGACGGGAGACACGAACGACGCGGGAGACGATCCTCGCCTCCGTGCTCGAGAGAGGGAGATAGCCGATGGTCGGTTTGACGAGAGGGCGCACCGCGAAAGTCAATCACGCGCCCGACAAGCGCCCACCGAAACTGAAAGGCAGAGTGGCGAACGACGTAGCCCCGACGCCCCGGTCAGCGATGATGCCGCCGCCGACGATGGACACTTGCGAGCCGATGATGAGTCGCAAGACGCCGAAGCCGACGCCGCCGGCGATGAAGAGAGTGAAGACGGCGATCTCGAAAACGCCCAGTTCGAAATCACGGTCGACGGCGAGCCTCAAACCGTATCGCTAGGCGAGCTCCGTGACGGCTACATTCGGACGGCGACGTTCCATTCGCGGCTGAACAAGGTCAACGAGCACAAGCAAGCGGTCGACCAGGAGAACGCGCGCGTCGCTCAGATGCGCGATATTTACATCCAAGGACTGACCAACCTCGATCAGGATCTCCAGGCGCTCGTGCCGCCTGAGCCAGATTGGGACAAGGAATACGAAAAGGATCCGCTCAGGGCGCGGCGTTGGCAGAAAGAGCTTCAGGCGTACAACGCCAAGCTCAATCAGATCCGCGCCAACCGCGCCTGGGCGTTGCAGAATGCGCGCGAAGAGCACGATCGCGCGAGCGCTAAATACGCGATCGATCAGTTCACACAGTTCGTCCAAGATCATTCGAAACTGATCAAGGATGAGCCATCACTGCAGCGAGTGATCGGCGGCATGCGCAAGACTGCGCTAGCCGAAGGTTTCACCGAGCCAGAGGTGGCGGGAGTCTACGACAAGAGGATGCTCAACGTGCTCCTCAAGGCGTGGCTCTATGACCAGGGGATGACGGTAAGACCCCAAGCGGTCCTCCCCGGTAAAGGCAAGTCATTGGTACCCGGTTCCGCTACGCCCTTTGGGAATGCTGGACGCCGGAACATCGATGAAGCCCAGCGGCAACTAGCCCGCACAGGAAAGATGGAAGACGCCGTAGGCTACTTCCAGAGGCTTCTCAGATGATCCGGAGAATAAAACCCCATGGCGAAAGTAACGAACGCCTTTACTACTTACCAAGCGGTAGGTAATAGAGAAGATCTCAGCAACGCTATCTACAATATCGATCCCTTCGATACTCCAGTTATGTCCGCTATACGCAGACGTAACGTGAAGAACCGGCTGTTTGACTGGCAAACCGAGTTCCTGCCCACCGTGGCGCAGCCGGCTATCCCTGGCGCACCGGCGGCGGGCGCGCCTGGCGCTCCGAATGCACAGGTGGAAGGGTTTCAACTCGTCAATCAGCCGGCACAACCGACGATTCGTCAAAACAATGTCACGCAAATTTCCGAACGCGACGCTACGGTTTCTGGCTCGCAGGAGGAAAGTGACGCCGCCGGCAAAGGCTCGGAAATGGCGCATCAAATGGCCATGACTTCAAAGGTTTTGAAGTCGGACATCGAAGTGGGGCTGTGCTCACGCCAGGCGCGCGTCGACGGCACCGACGCCGCCACGCCGGTCGCGCGCGTCAGCGAGGGCTTTGCGCATTGGCTCGGCCGCGCCACGGACAAGACTAACGCGCCGGCCGCTTCGATCGCGCCTGGCACCTCGGTGACGGGTCTGCCGACGACCGCTTATCTGCCGTTCGCCGTGCCGACAGCTGTCCAACTGACAGAAGACATGTTGGGCGACGCAATGCAGAAGGCGTACACGAATGGGGCAAGCCCGACACTTTGGGTTGTGCCGCCAGGGCCCAAGAGAACAGTCTCAACATTTGTCGGCCGTTCGACTACGCAAGTGCTTGTCGGCAAAACGGAAGTTGTTTCTACCGTTGACGTTATTGCGACGGACTTTGGTCGTGTGAAGTGCATTCCTTCACGCTGGGTTGCGCCAGACGTTGGGCTATTGATCGATCCAGACTACGCCGCGGTCGCTTTCTTCCGCAGCTTCCGGCAATACTTGATGGCTCGCATCGGTGACGCTGAGAGCCGCATGATCGTCGTGGAATGGGGCGTGGAGATGAGAAACAGTCTCGCTCATATCCTATTTAACGGCATAACTCAGTAAAGACGATGGAAACGAGGCGGCTCTACATGGTCCGCGACGGGATCGTCCGTGAGACGATCTACGACGCCAGTGAGGGCCGCCTCGTTGTCAACGCGACGCAATATCTCGACGAGATCCTCGCCGGCGTGGCGCGCGATCGCGAGAATATGCGCAAAACCGAGAACAAGAAGATCGCGACGCTGCCGGCGATCGTCGTCGAGGATCTGATCAAACGCGAAATCTACGACGATCCGGAGCGGTTCGACCGCTGGCTCAACTCGAGCGAGGCGACGCCGTGGCGCGTCTGGCAGGGGAGAGTCTGATGGCGAAAGCGCCTGAGAAACCGCCTGAGAAACAGACCACGCTGACCGACGCGGACTTTGAGCGCGCCGCGAAGGAGCTCAACGTTGAGGTGGCGGCGATCCGCGCCGTTGCCGAAGTCGAGGCCGCGGGTGCCGGTTTCCTCCCAGACGGGCGGCCCGCGGCCTTGTACGAAGCGCACATCTTCCACAAGCACACGAAGGGCGCGCACGTCGCGGCGAAGGATCGCAATGGCGTCGCGCTGTCTTCGTCGGGATGGAACTCGAAGCTCTACGGCGCTACTGGGACTAATCAACATAACCGCTACGAAGATGCACGCCGGTTGAACGCCGACGCCGCCAACAAGGCGTGCTCCTGGGGCACCTTTCAAATCCTCGGTGAGAACCACGCCGTCTGCGGCTTCGACAATTCGCAGGACTTCGTCGACGCCATGTGGTCCGGAGCGCCGGCGCATCTCGACGCCTTCGTGAAGTTCATCAAGGGCAACCGGCTCGACGCGCCGCTGCGCAACAAGAACTGGGCTCAGTTCGCGCGCGGCTACAACGGTCCCGGCTACGCTCAGAACCAGTACGACCGAAAGATGGACGCAGCTTATCGGAAGTGGAAGGCGAGGGGATGAGTGGCCGACAACAATCTGGTCATTCCGCCGCCAACGCCGAAGCTGTTGGACTATCCGGCGTCGATGGGGCTGAGCATCGCGGTCGTTCTGACCATCGTTCTGGTCATCGTGGCCAATCGGTTCGACAAGACCGGCGGCACGCTCACCGTTTCGATTTTGGTGATCCTGGCCTTCATCAGCCTGGTCACGTTCTGCGTCTATTTCACCGTTCCAACCGACGAAATCACCTCGGGCGCGATCGGCGGCCTGGTCGCCGCTTTCGGCGCGGTCGTCGCCTACTGGCTCAGCCGAACTCCGAGAGGACCGCCTGAATGAGCCCGCTTGGTCTGATCCTCGTCGTCATTCTCGTCATCATCTTGCTGGGCGGAATCGGGCCGCATTTCTACACCGGTGCGCCTTGGCGGCCAGGCTACGGTTTTGGCAACGGCGGCATCGGCATCGTCGGGGTCGTGCTCATTATCGTCCTCGTGCTCTGGCTGATGGATCGGCTATGACCGACTTTTCCGATTTCACAACCCAGATCGCGGAATGGGCGAATCGGCAAGACTGGTCACCGACGCTCGTGACTTCGTTCGTTCGCATGGCCGAGCAAAAGATAAACCAGGAGCTCCGTCACAATCGGATGATCAAGAGCGCGATCGTCACCTCGACTGAGCGCTGCGCGACGATTCCCGACGATTGGCTCGAGTTCGATCTGGTCGAGATGGCGAGCGATCAGGTGCCAGGCGGCTGGAAACCGATTCGTTACAAGAGCCGCGACGAATTTATGAAGCTGCCCGACAAATGGGCGCTCAATCACTACACGATCGAGGGGCGGACGATCTTCTTTGGCGGCACGCCTGACGACGTCGAGGGCATTCAGTTTCAGATTTTCTATTTTGGCGAGGTGCCGGTCTTCTCCGACACGGTCGATTCCTGGGTCTACACCAAGTATCCGAGCCTCTACCTCTCCGCCGCAATGATGCACGCTTACTTGCACGCGATCGGTGAAGAGGCGCAAGCGGCGAACGCGAAGCAATTCACAGAAGACATGATCCAAAAGCTCAACGTCGAGCACAACCTCTCGAAGGCGAGCGGCTCGAGGCTCACGCGATCGCGGGTGAGGAGCTTTGGATGAACCAGTGGGTCGATCCCAACGGCGACACGGTTCCTAACGACTGGGCCCCTGGTCTGCCGCCCAATGGCGAATGGCAGGACGGCTGTGGCTGCGAGCCGCCTGGCGGCGCGGCCAGCGTTTCGGGGATCACCATCACCGGCGTGCCGGCGACAGTAAGCTCATTGTACTGGCAGGTTTCGCTCAACGACGGCTCGAGTCCGCCGAATTTTCAGATCAATCAACTCGACGGCAAGGGCGCTTTCGTCTCGACCGCGGCTGAGATCACGCCCTCGACGATCACGTTCGACTATCCGGTTTTGCTGAGCCGCGATCCGGTCGAGCCGATGGAGGCGGTGACTCTCGAATATCTCGAGGCGCACGAGACCGGCATTCCTGAACCTCCCGACAATCAGACCTATGGGCGCGCTTTAGGGGCTTGGAACCTCGTGGTTCCGCAGTCGGGCGGCACTTACACCGGAGCGGTCTCGCTGGGCGCAGGCGGCGCAGTGACGTCGGGCGCGCTGCAGTTCTTTGGCTCGGCGGCGGCTTATTTTCCCGCGCTGGCGCAGTTGCAGATTGGCGATGGTCCCGCGGGTCAGGTGCCGACAGCGGACGGCAGTGGCAATCTGACTTGGACGACTCCGGTTACTGGCGGGCCTTACCTGCCTATTGCGGGCGGCACGGTCACCGGCAGCTTGACGGTCAATCAGGTTCTGACCGTGCAAGGGAGCAATTCGCTGGTGCTCAACGCGCCGGTTACTGGAGGCAATCAGCGCGCTATTTTGAGCATGGCGGCCAATGTCTCTCGTTGGCAGTTGGCGCTAGGCGACGGGACGGCTGAAGGGGCGAACAACGCTGGGGCGAATTTTACCTTGGCGGCCTTCAATGTGACTGGCGGCTTCCTCGGCAATTGGTTGACGATCGCACGGGCGGACGGTTCGACGGTTTTTAACGGCTCGGGCGTCACCATTCAGGGCGGCTTGGCGGTTAACGGGCTTCTCGCGCTCGCCAGCCCGAATAATC